GAGCGGATGCAGATAGATTTGAACAAGCATACGGCGTAAAGGTTTGTAGTTAATGTACGATATAATTTTCATGAGTTATGAAGAACCTAATGCCGATAAGCATTGGGATATCGTAAAGAAAAAGTTTCCATGGGCGAGAAGAAGTCACGGGGTTTTAGGTTTACCTTATGCACACCAAGCCTGTGCAAAAATGTCTCGTACAGAAATGTATTACGTTATAGAAGGAGACAACTTAATAACAGAAGAATTCGATCCAAGTTTTAAACCAGACAAGTATAATAAAGATGCAGTATATGTTTGGAGAGCTCGTAACGGAGTTAATGACTTGGTATATGGATACAGTGGAATCAAACTATTTCCAACAGAGAAAGTTTTAGCAGTTGATCCAGACAACGTTGTAGACTTTACTACTGCAATTAGTACAAAGTTTGTTCCTTATCAAGTAGTTGGCAGTACTGTACATTATGATACAGATCCTTTTAATACTTGGAAAGCGGCATTTAGAGAATGTGTTAAGTTAAGCAGTAAAGTTATACCTGGACAAAAAGATGCTGAAACAGATTTAAGATTAAACACTTGGTGTACTGTAGGTAAAGGAGACTTTGGAGATTATAGTATTGCAGGTGCGTTAGCCGGATCCGAATATGGCAAGTATGCACACACCGGCGACTATAAAAATATTAACAATTGGCAATGGCTAAAGGAACGTTTTGAGCAAGAAACAAATTAACTTTGTAGACGACAACGACTTCCTAGGTCGTATGACTTTACTTACCGGAGACAAGTTGTTTAACGACTTGCGTAAAGCAAGTGATAACTATGATGCTGATTTTACAGATGCATTAAGTTGGGGACAATTAAAAAGCAAACGCTGGTTAGTAAACGAGTTACAAAACACAGGCAAAGAACTTCGCACAGTGTTTGTTCTAGGCGGTTGGTATGGAACTTTAAGTGCTATGTTGTTTAATAGTAATATGGTTATACACTATATAAGAAGTTTTGATATTGATGAAAAATGTCAACCTATTGCTGATGCTGTCAATAACACATATGTACAAAACGATTGGCAGTTTAAAGCAATAACAGAAGATATGTTTAACATCAATTACGATGCTCATACTTGGAGTTGTTGGAGTATAAAAAATAATCGTAATAGTTTTCCTATTACAGATAGACCAGATACAATTATTAATACAAGTTGTGAACACATCAAAGACTTTACTAAGTGGTATGACATGATACCAAAAGGTAAACTTATATGTTTACAGAGCAACAACTATGTTGCTATAGATGACCATGTTAATTGTGTGAACAGTTTAAAAGAGTTTGAGCAACAAGCACCTATGTCTAATGTTTTATACGAAGGCGAGTTAGATTTAGGCAAATACACAAGGTATATGAGAATTGGAATTAGATAACTTAACAGTTAGAGATTTACAAAAAGAAAGTGCTCGTGCGTTAGCAACTATGGATGCAACTAGTGTTAACATTCATCAGTTTAATAAACAAGCACACCATAATAGCCACAATTGGTACAAAGCAGTTATCAATTGGTATGTAGAACAACATGGCGACTTACCAAGTAAGGTGGGCCCTGGAAAGGAAATTAAATTGTTATGGGAATAGTTGTAGTCAAATATACTAGTGCAATATTAATATTAATTGCAATGGTTCTTCACGTAGCAGGTATAACACCATGGAACAGTATTATACAAATGCTAGGCGCGGCTGGTTGGATTTATGTAGGATATAAATGGAATGAAAAAGCCATTATATTAAATTTCTTGCCACAGTTTTTTATTATTGTTCCTATGTTAATTTGGATATATTGGATAGCAAAATGAAATATACTATAACAGATATTGGCGGAGAAGTAGTTAAGGATAACGAAACGTATCTGCTAAAAGATAACAAAACATTAAACAACCTAGTGTTAAGCAGTACAGACTTAAAACCTAATATGAGTACTAGAGGCCATGCTCATGTAGGGCAGGAAGAAGTTTATTATTTTGTAAAAGGTTACGGTACAATGGAACTAATAGATACTAACGGAGTAAAGACAGTTCACAAAGTTGAACCAGGCTCAGTTGTATTAATTGAAGATGGACACTTTCACAGAGTTCATGCAAGTGAACAAGGTTGTTATTTTGTTTGTGTGTTTGATGGTAAAAGAAATCATTAAATGAAAAAAGTAGGAATAACATTTAGTACATTTGATTTGCTACACGCCGGACACGTTGCTATGTTGCGTGAAGCAAAAGACCAATGTGATTATTTGATTGTAGGCTTACAAAGTGATCCTACAATAGATAGACCTGACACAAAGAATCGTCCAATACAAACTATGTTTGAAAGATATTTGCAACTCAAGGCAGTTCAGTATGTAGACGAAGTTGTTCCTTATCAAACTGAAAGAGACTTAGAAGACATACTAGAAACACTGCCTATTAACATTCGTATACTAGGCGAAGAATACAGAGACAAAGACTTTACAGGTAAAGACATATGTCGTAAAAGAGGAATAGAACTTTACTTTAATAAAAGAGATCATAGGTTCAGTACTAGCGATCTTAGAAAAAGAGTTTGTGATGTATAAGATAACTGATATAGATACAATCCATTTAGAAGTTACGCAGAAGTGTCAAGCGGCTTGTCCTATGTGTGATAGAAATATGAATGGACAAGGTATCAATCCGCATATTAATTTAGATGAACTAACCCTACAAGATTGTAAAGATATCTTTACACCAGACTTTATTAAACAATTAAAGTCAATGTATATGTGTGGTAATTTAGGTGATCCTATTGTTGCTACAGATACATTAGAAATATTTGAATATTTTCGCCAAAACAATCCAACCATTCATTTAAGTATGAATACAAATGCTGGTGCACAAAAAGAAGACTGGTGGATTAAACTAGCACAAGTATTTGGCAAACACGGACACGTTATTTTCAGTGTAGATGGTTTGCGAGATACTAATCACATTTACAGACAAGGCGTAGTATGGGATAATGTAGAAAGAAGTATGCGAGCCTTTATTAAAGGTGGCGGAAGAGCTCGTTGGGACTTCTTAATATTCGAACATAATCAACATCAAGTAGATGAAGCAAAAGCACTAGCAGATGAACTAGGCTTTGAAAGTTTTGTTAGTAAGAAGACAGGGCGTTTTGTTACTGCTAATACTGAAGCAAAAGAATCTCATCAAGCAAAAGACCGTAAAGGTAAAGACAGTACAGAGCTCAAAAAGCCGGACACCAAATATTTAAACAAAGCATTACAACAACAAGAAGAATTAGTCAACAGACACGGTAGTATGGATGCCTATTACGATAGTGCATCAATTAGATGTAAAGTATCTAACGATACTACAAAAAGTCTTTATATTAGTGCGGAAGGGCTCGCACTTCCTTGTTGTTGGACCGCTGGTCGTATGTATAAATGGTGGCATAAAGATCCTAAAAAGGAAGAACCTATTTGGGATTTTATAGAACGTGCAGGCGGTAAAGATTCTATTAATGCAAAACACGGACTAGACAAAGTATTTGCAACTGGTGTATTTGACGATATAGCAAACAGTTGGACAAAGTCTAGTTGTGCTGATGGCAAACTAAAAGTATGTGCAATGAAATGCGGATCAGAGTTTGATCCATATGGAGAACAGTTTAAGTAATGAGTGAAGAAATTATTAAAATAGATAATACAACTGAAAAGTCATTTCAAGTTACTTGGGACGTTGGTCGTAGATGTAATTATGATTGTACATATTGTCCACCACATAGACATGATAACGTTAGTCCTCACGCATCATATGATAAACTAGTTAAAACATATGACTTTGTTAGAGAGTATTTTGAAATTGTTAACAGTTATACTAAAATAGATCAAAGGCTCAGTTTTAGTTTGACCGGAGGAGAACCAACTAATAATCCAAATCTTTTAAATTTATTTAAACATATGAAAACATATGACGAACAAACAAATCAGTTTATTAGTATTACGACTAACGGAACCTTTAATGCAAAATACTGTGACGAATTAACTAAAATGGATATTGGAGTTACTGTAAGTTATCATTGTGAAGCAGATGCTAAACTAAAAAATAAAATTGTTGAAAGAATATATCAGTTAAGTGAAAGAAAAGACAAAAAGCCAAAAATTAATTTAATGTTTCATGCCCGTGAAGATTATTTTAGAGAGTGTGTTGATTTAGCAAATCGTTTTATAAAAGATGGAATTTGGTTTTTTCCTCGTATTATTGGCGAAGGAGGTTCAACGTATCCTTACGCCCACAGTTATACAAAAGAACAATTTCAAATTTTAAAAGAATTCTGGAAAGCAAGAAATAATATTGCTAAAGTATCAAAAGAAGAAGGATATCGAAAAGGTGATTCTAAAATAAAACCAATCGAATACAAAGCAATTAAAGATGTAGAAGAACAATCGCATGACATTTCAAAAAAAAATGTAGATACGAAAGCGATTAATCTAGGTAGACCTTGCTGTGGCGGACGTTCTTTTTGTACTAAAGACACAAATCAAAAAGTAGAAAAAGCCATATATGTTCCTAATACCCAATTCAAAGGTTGGAAGTGTTTAGTCAATTGGCATTGGTTACATATAGAACAGCAAACAGATGAAGTATATCACCATCAAACTTGCCAAGCAACTTTTAATACTAATAGAGGTTCGATTGGAACAATAGCCGAGTCTGATGTTATAATTGATAAATTGAAAAACCAACTTGCTACTGGTCATATGCCAGTTATAGTTTGTTCTAAAAAAGTGTGTGGTTGTGGTATGTGTTTAAGTAAAGCAAGAGATGATGACGATATTAAAGATTTATTTAAAAATACTGTTACAGGATTACAACCATTAATAGGTGAAAAGTTATACTAATGAATCCAATCGATATTGACGAATACGAATTAGAGATATCAAGCGACTGTAATGCACAATGTCCTTTGTGTCAACGTACTCATTTGAAAATGCCTTTACGAGGAAACAATAATATATCACTTGACGATTTAAAAAGTATTTTTTACAAAGATGAATATATTGATGGCAAAAGGTTTAAACTATGTGGAGTATTAGGAGACCCAATATTAAATCCTGAATGTATTGAGATATGTGATTTCTTAAGTAGCAAAGGTGCTAGAAGAATAGTATTAAGTACTAACGGAGGAATGAATACCGCAGACTGGTGGACAAAGTTAGCAAAGATTCCAAACGTAAGAGTAGACTTTAGTGTTGATGGTTACGAAAATACGAATCATATTTACAGAGTAAATGTTAATTGGAAAACTTTAGTGCGTAATATGAAAGCATACACAGATGCTGAAGGAATAGGAACTTGGGTGTTTATTCCTTTCGCACACAACGAAGATGATTACGAAAAAGCCAAAACTCTTGCAAAAGAACTAGGGTTAAGTTTTGTAAAAAGAACTAGTGGTAGAAACGAAATTAGTAAAAAGAAAAGACATCAACCAAGAAAAGGATCAGCAGTTGATTTAGGTAACAGTAAAAAATTACCACACAAAGATTTACAATTGGTGCATAAAACAATTCAAGCACACAAAGATAAAGATATAGACTTTTTAGATAAGATTGCTGATACTGTAAAGTGTAAACATTTGAATACACCAGAAGCATACATTGGTGCAGACTTAACACTATGGCCTTGTTGTTTTCTTTATGATGAAAATACAAAACCAAACAGCGGTGTTATACCGGAAAGTATTAACAGAGATTTTAACAGTTTAAAGAAATATAAATTAGATGATATATTATCAACGGAGTTTTATTCAACACTAACACAACGTTGGAAAGGATCTAATCCAACTCATTTATTTAGATGTATTAAAAGTTGTGGCAATAATGCAGTATATTTAAATAATAAAACAGAAGTAAATTAACAAAATAAATACAGTATAGGATAACAATGAAAAAACCTCTCCCTTCAAAAACATTTTGTGCTTTACCTTGGATGCACTTATCAAGTCGTCCTAATGGACATATGCGAGTATGTTGTACTGCAAATGCCAGTAGTGTACAAGACCCAGACAGTAGTAAAAAAGTAGGCGGTGGAGAAGTAGGCGTACTAAAGAATGATGATGGTGCACCTGCTAACTTTAACACTACTAACTTAACTGATGCTTGGAACAATACATATATGAAATCAGTAAGACTGCAAATGCTAAAAGGTGAAAAGCCTGCTAGTTGTTTAAAGTGTTACAAAGAAGAAGATGCCGGACACGCCAGTAAACGTATGTGGGAAACAGAGTATTGGGGTAATAGATTCGACTTAGAAGAGATCGTAAAAGAAACTCAAGCAGATGGATCAGTACCTCCTAAGATACGTTATATAGATTTGCGTATGGGTAGCAAGTGTCAACTAGGTTGTGTTATGTGTAGTCCACATGATTCAAGTGGTTGGGTTAAAGACTGGCAAAAGATATATCCTACATTAGAGAATCCTAAACTGCAAGAAAGTATGCAGTGGTATAACAAAGGACAAGTAGATGGTGCTAGTTACAATTGGCACAAAAACAATCCAGAGTTTTGGGACGAACTGTATGAACAAATACCTCATATGTATCAGTTGTACTTTGCAGGCGGTGAAAGTACTGTAATCGAAGAACACTATACACTATTGGAAGAAGTAGTAAAACGTGGATACGCAAAACAAATTGAATTGCGTTATAACTCAAATGGTGTAGAAATGCCACAACGCCTTTTTGACCTTTGGGACGAATTTAAACGTGTACGATTCCACTACAGTATTGACGCACATGGCAAACAAAATGATTATATACGTTATCCTAGCGTATGGGAACATCAGGAAAAGCAGTTCCACGTATTGGATAACACAGGACCTAATGTAGAAGTAACTACTGCTACTACTATTATGGCACTAAATGTTTATTATATCCCAGAGTTTGTTAAATGGAAACTGTCACAGAACTTTAAAAAGATTAACAGTTGGCCTTTAGGAGCAGGCAGTATTAATATGCACTTTGCTTATTGGCCACCACAACTAAACGTTAAAGTATTACCTAACCACTTTAAACAGGAAGTAACACGCAAATACCGTGAAGACTTTATTCCTTGGTTAAAAGAAAATTGGCAATCATGTACAGGCGTAAAGCAGTCAGGTATTGACTATGAAACTTGGTTAGCAAGTACATATGGAGTTAAACGTTTTGAAAACATTGTTAACTTTATGAACGCAGAAGACTGGAGTCAACGATTACCTGAAATGAAAGAATGGGTAGAACGTTTAGAACAACATCGTGGACAAGTGTTTGCAGAAGCATTTCCAGACATGACACACATATTCGATTCACTTAAATGATATTAGACTTTGTATTACTTGTATTAGGTATACTTGCACTAGCAATAGTGTATCATTTTGTATATGCATGGTACAAAGAACGACAATGGCAACAGAATAACCCGGACGAATTCCGTTGGCCCCGCGAATAAACTGCTGGTCTGTCTGACGAAGACGTCGGTTAAAGCAATTTTCTAAAGGTGATAAAGAGTATACACCAACCCATTGATATAGTAATAACCAGGGTACTGTAAAAACCAAAAAAAATTCTGTAGCAAAAATTTTTATTTGCCCAGGTATTTCTTTTTTGATAGTTTACGCACACGTTTTGTATCAGCATCAGGTTTTGTATTGATACCGCATACTCTTTCAACGTATTGTGTTAAAGGATTGTTTTTCTGATAACTAGCATACTCGCTTGATAACAAATGTTTTGATCTCGCCATTTGTTTAATACTTATCATTTATGCATAGTATTCTTATGCTATTGATTAACACTAGTGTATACATTTGAGTTATTAGTTGTTAACCGTAATATGTGAGTGTATGTACAGTTATTCACTGTTATACTATAGTTGCGGTTTAAAAGGTGATAAAGGTATATACTAATCATACCTTTAGGCGTTATAGGTGTACACTAACCATAGGTGTACGCGGGTATATTTGGGTACCAACCCTAGTGTGTGATAGTTTCAACCTTTTGTATAGTTGAGAAAAGGGTCACACAAAAACCTCAAAAATTCTGCTGGGCGGTTTGATTGCGCCAGGGTAAGGAATCAGCCTGGGGCCAAAACACAGCCTCCTGGGGTCAGAATTTCATCACCAAATCAGATTATATTGAATCTCCTATTACTGTATAGATTGTACCCATAAACCCTATACAAGCCCGTACAGTGGGTATACTATGCTTCTACTATATCAACTGCCCATTGATCCCAGGGCTCAGTCTCTGTTGCTTTTAAACAGTTCATATCTACTTTGAACTCACTACTTAATACGTCTGACTCTAGTGTAGTAGCCACTAGATCCATATCCTCTTCACTATTAGTATCTACCCATAGTGTACCATACTCCCAATGCATAGGGGGAGCAGTTAAATTCTCTTTATCAAATGCTTGTGTAATTGATTTAATTGCTTGAGATTCAAATGCCATGTATTACTCCTTTTGTTAACTTACTAATATATAATAACACATGGCATGAATTTGTCAACCGAATTATGCCGGTGTTTCGTCTAATACTTTGGTATCTATAGAGTCAGATTCAACTGCTACATTACCAGGTACTACAGTTGCATTAGCCTTTTTATATTGTCTCAGATTAAGAGCCATATAGTGTATGCTACATGAACCGTGATTACTAGTATACCATGCATGAACATCCTTATATGATTTACCAGATGCCATCATATCATGCATAGTCTTTAATGTTTCGTTATTGAATTTAGCCATTGGGCCTCCTTTGTTATTATAATATTAACATATTCGGCCGAATTGTCAACCGAATAAATACACATATAATTAGGAGGTGGGGCCAGGTCCGTGATCCCAGCCTAGATATCTTATTATAACACATATATGAATCCCTGTCAACCCCCACTAAACTATTGAAATATAAGGCGAATTTAATGCTTGACATACTGCCTAGATATGCTATTATATACATAAGCACCACCATGAGTGAACTATGACAAAAGATACATATTGTACATTACCATTTATACACAGCCATATGAGTGCAGGCGGTACATTCAAACCCTGCTGTAATGCATATGGTAGTAACAGCAAACACACTACACGCAACAGCGACTATACACTAGAGTCGTGGTTTGATGGATCGGAAATGCAACAGTTAAGGCAGGATATGTTAGAGGGCCGCCGTAATGATTTATGTACACGCTGTTGGCAAGATGAAGATCGCAGTGGACACAGCATAAGAACCAGAATGAATCAAAAGTATGCTTCAATAACTGATGTGGACCGCCCCCAAATAAAGTACTTGGATCTTAAACTAACTAACCAATGCAATCTACAGTGCATGATGTGTAGTCCCAGTGACAGTAATAGAATCGGCGATGAAGCACAGCAAATGCAACAGCAAGGTTTACCAGTACCTGTAAACTACACAGGCGGTCCAACAGATACACTAATAAAGTCGCCTAGTATTGATGAAATAAATCAACTATTACCTCAAGTAAAAGTATTAAAATTCACAGGCGGAGAACCTGCTATACAGCCTGAAGTATTAACAGTATTAGATACAGCAATATCAAATGGTTACAGCAAACAAATAGAATTAAATTTAACTACAAATGCTACCAAATTTAATAAAAGATTACTTGACAAATTAAGTGAATTTGCTAGAGTTAAATTAAACATAAGTGTAGATGGATATGGTACAGTATATGACTATATTAGATATCCATTTATTTGGGATAAATGGTTGGCTAGAATAGATGAAATAAAACAATATGATATACAGTGTAGTTATACAGCAGTACCACAATTACTTAATATAGAAAACCTACACCTACTACAGCAAGAACTAGGTGAGGATTTATATTTAAACAATTATATACACCCAGATGGTATATGGAATAGTTTGGATATAGTGCCCAAGCATATATTACAGTATGCTGTGGACCGTATAGTATTAAATGATAATAATAAAACTTTAATTAACTATATCAAACAGTTAATAGACAAAGGTGAACCAGCGTATAAAGATAGATTAGATAACATGGTTACTACGCTAAAGACGTTTGACACCATGAGAAATAGGTGTTATAATGAATACTTAGAAGCTCAAACGGTGGAGTTTATTGAACAATCTGGTTATACGGTGGTGTAATGGGCGATTAGGCTATATATCTGCAGGCTAAAAAAGAGCGGTGCGAGCGACGGCAACCGACCATTTAGAAAAATTTTCACCCTTGTCTAACATTCACAAATAAATGGATTTAATTGACTTTTCACTGTATTCATTGTATAATAAATGATATTTAATTGGAATAAATAATAATATACGCACTTAATCATTTAATTAATTAATCATTTATTATGGATAAATTCAACTTATTAATAGCATACATAAAAGACTTTGTAGTAGAACCCATAGTACTACTAGTAGTACTATTCCTTACTATGTTAGTTATTAGCAGTTTATTAGAATTATTCATATAACTACTATTAACTGTACTGTAAAAACCGCCTACTACGATATAAGGATAACTCAACAATATGTACGATAAAACACAATTCACTAGTGATCCCACTACACCATTAAATGCTACTGAACTAGAACAACGCAAAAGCAACAAATGGAAAGATGCTGAAGGCTACACTATGTTTCAATATGAACGTGTTAAGCGTTTAGAATTGGAATTCAACAACACTTGTTTCTTATACTGTGGAGGTTGTGGACGTACATTTAATCCACAATTAGAAAAAGCAGGTAAAAAATTGATTATGCTTAAAGACATTAAAAAGTTTTTCCCACCTGAATTTGTTAAACAATTACATTATTTTTTAAGTTGCGGTAATTATGGTGATCCCACAGCACACCCTGAAACACTAGACATACTTAGATACTTTAGAGATAACGGTTGTAAGAACGTATCAATATCAAGTAACGGAGCATCAAGAAGTCCAGAATGGTGGGCAGAACTAGCCTCTATTATCAATGGACCAGGTGGAAGCCGTGACAATATTAAAAATTACTACGGCGGTAGAGTTACCTTTAGCATTGACGGATTGGCTGATACTAACCATTTATATCGTATAGGTGCAAAATGGGATCGTATTGTAGAAAACGTAACTGCATTTATTAATGCTGGAGGCAGAGCTCGTTGGCAATGGATTATGATGAACCATAATGAACACCAGTTAGAAACTGCTAAAAAGTTTGCCAAAGACATAGGCTTTAGTGAGTTTATTGAAAAAGTTAGTTTTAGATATACTCCTATTAAAATGAGCCGTCGTGAAGCAGAAAAACTAGCCGAAGATGCCGAATGGGCTATGTTGCAAGATAGAAGTGCAGAGCAAAAGCAGTTACGTGAACGTGTAACTACGGACTTTAGTACGCATTTTACTGATAGTGAAAAAAATTTGCTTACTGACGTTTCTGGCGTCTCTTCGAGCCGAGCCGCTAAACAGGGTGGTCTCACCGAATCGCCGGTCCAACCCAGTGTTAACCCTGCTAATAGACATCCGTATAGAGAAAAGATTAAAGGTATACATGAACATGGTAGTGAACAGTATAAGTTCTGGGAAAAGAA